TAAATGGCGATGCACTAAAAGCAGAAGCACAGGGCGAAATGGAAAAATTAGAACAAGATCTAATGACCAATGTTGCCGGCGGCGTTGGCTACGGCTTTACAATTGGCTAGATTCAACTTGACATCCTTCACATAAGATTATATACTATATACTTCTAATAAGGAGTTTTATATGATCATCGGCATTTGCGGTTTAATCGGTTCTGGTAAAGATACAGTTGCCCAATATCTTATTGATAATCACAATTTTCAAAAAATCTCGTTTGCAGACAAATTAAAAGATTCTGTTGCTGTTATGTTTGATTGGGATAGAGAATTACTTGATGGAAAAACAGATGAATCAAGACAATGGCGAGAGACGCAAGACGACTATTGGACTAAAGAAACTGGACGTACAATTACTCCACGCAAAGTGCTTCAAGAATTTGGCACAGAATGTATGCGTAACGGATTCTATGATGGAATTTGGGTTAGTTTAACTAAGAAAATACTAATAGATAATAAGAATACAAACTTTGTTATACCTGATGTACGGTTTCCTAACGAAGCACTAATGCTTACAAAAATGGGCAGTGAATTATGGCGTGTTCGAAGAGGAGCAGATCCTGTATGGTTTAGAATGTATCAAGATATCGGAGTTGAACCAAAGGATGTTCATGCATCTGAATGGGCATGGGCAAATTCAAACTTTACACAAATTATTGATAACAACAGTACACTTGATGATCTTAAAAATCAGGTGAAAGGTCACCTTGCTTCCACTTCACACCTTTCCGTTGCATAGCAATTTGACAGTTAGCACAAATAGTTTTTAAATTAGCAGGTCTACAATTTTCTAAGTTTCCGTCTATATGATAGACTCTTAATTGTTCTTTATATTCTGCTTTAAACCCGCATTTTTCACATTCGGGTTTTTGTCGATATCCTGATTGATGCCATCGAGGTTTCTTAGGTGTTCCGTTGCGTAAACATCTATCACATTTAGTTCTATAAAACGTTTTGTTGTGTTTTTTATAATTAACGGCTACAGGCCTCTGTCCACAACTGCATAAAGGTCTCATATTGTATTTAGCATACCTTTTTCTGCCCTTTTTCGACGGTAATATAATGTCCTTTTTGAGTGAAACATATAAATACTATTGACAGAACAAAGTTTAAAGTTCAACAGGAGAACACAAGATGGCAAACTTAGTATCACCAGGAGTATCGGTCAGCGTAATTGACGAAAGTTTTTATACGCCCGCTGAGCCAGGTACTACCCCAATGATTTTCGTTGCTACTGCACAGGATAAAGCCAATGCAAGTGGCACAGGTACAGCAAGAGGAACTACACAAGCAAATGCAGGTGTACCTTTCTTGTTAACATCGCAAAGAGATCTTTCAGAGACTTTTGGCGATCCGTTATTTTATACAGATAACAACAACAATCCAATTCACGGTGGAGAACTTAATGAATACGGATTGCAAGCGGCATACTCATACTTAGGCGTAAGTAACAGAGCGTGGGTCGTAAGAGCAGATATTAATCTAGGCGAACTGCAAGCGAGTGCAACAGCACCAGCGGCTGATCCAGAAGATGGAACACAATGGTTCGACACACAAGTTTCAAAATTTGGTATTTTTGAATGGAATGGTAACTCTGTAACATCTACAGGCGGACAAACGTTCACTAACAAAGTACCTACAGTAATTACAGACAATACTAAACTAGTAGGTAATAGCAATACTGGCGTTCCGAAGACTTCTGTTGGACAGGCGGGCGACTATGTTGTTGTTGCAACAACTACTATAAACAAAGTATACTATAAAGCATCTACAGGTGAATGGGTTAAAGTAGGTTCTGACAATTGGGTAGCATCTTGGCCCACAGTTGTTGGTACTGTAAGCAATCCAACTTTCACAGGTGACTTTACTATCAATGGTACAACAGTTACTGGTGGTGGAACACTTGCAGACTTAGTTTTAGACATTAATAACGATGCTACTTTACAAACAGCAGGTATTACTGCTAAAGCAGTTAACAGCAAGTTAGAAATTTATTCAACAGGTGTAGCAGTTGTTATTGCTGATCCAAACAGCAACATTGTTGCAGGATTAGGTTTAACAGCGGCAACTTACCAAGCACCGAAATTAAGTATTGCTCCGCATACAAGCATTCCAGAATACAAGTCAACAGATACTAATCCACGTCCAAGTGGATCTGTTTGGTTTAAGACTACAGATGCTAACCAAGGTGCAAACTTAAATGTTAAAACATTTAACGCAACAACTGGTTTGTGGGAAAAGAAAGATGTTCCGATTTATGCGAACAACGCTTCTGCACTAGAAAAACTAGATTCAACAGGTGGTGGCAAGAACTTATCAATTGATACTTACTATGCACAAACTAATGTTGTTGAAGGTAGTGACGCAGAGTTTGATTTTAAAATCTTCAAACGTGCAACGGCTGGATCAACAGCAGTTGTATCAAGCATTATTCCTTCAAGTGGTGTTGCGGCAAGCACATATACATTTACAGTGGCTGAAACACTAGTTAATGATGCAGACTTTACTACACCAGTAACAGTTAGCATAATTACTACTGGCGCGGCAGGCGACGCTGATGAAATTGCAGGACAAATTAACTCAGCAGGTTTAACAAATGTTATTGCTTCAGTTGACGCACAGAACAGAGTTGTTATTGAACATACATTAGGCGGTGATATTAGATTTGTTGACACAGACGGATTGCTTAACCTTATTGGTTATGCACCTTACGTAAGTGCAACATCTGGTACTGCTAACTTATACTTTGTTCCAGGTACAGACGGTGATACAAATCCAGAACAGTACATGGCATCAAACTGGAGAGTATTATCATATACTGCAAGTGAAGATGCTCCAAATGCACTAGCATCAGATGGTCAACTATGGTACAATTCAATTGTTGACGAAGTTGATATGCTAATTCATAATGGTACTAACTGGGTAGGTTATCAAAATTATCAGTCAGGTAGCATTGATTACGCCGACACTTCACCAGCAGGTCCAATTGTTTCAGCAACTGAGCCAACACAACAATCAGATGGTTCTGATTTAGTTGAAGGTGATCTTTGGATTTCAACAGCAGACTTAGAAAATTATCCACTAGTTTATCAGTATAACTTTACTACTAAAAAGTGGACACTAAGAGATAGTTCAGATCAATCAACTGACAACGGTATTTTATTTGCAGATGCACGTTATAATACAGCAGGTGCAAATAGTGACGAAGCAGGTGATATTACAGATCTACTAGCAAGCGATTACTTAGATCCAGACGCTCCAGATCCAGCATTATATCCAAAAGGTATGTTGCTTTGGAATTTAAGACGTTCAGGATTTAATGTTAAGAAATTTGTACGTAACTACATTGACACTACAGAAGATAACGGACGTGGTAGCGATGATGGTTCTTCAATGGATGCTTACTATCCACACAGATGGGTAACTGAAAGTGCTAACCAAGCAGACGGTTCAGGTTCATTTGGTAGAAAAGCACAGCGTAAAGTTATTGTACAATCATTCCAAGCAATGGTTAATAGCAATGATGACATTAGAGATAATGAATCACGTATCTTTAACTTAATGGCAACACCAGGATATCCAGAACTAATTGGCGAAATGATTTCACTAAACTATGACAGAGGCTTAACTGCGTTTGTTGTTGGTGATTCTCCATTCAGACTAAAAAGCGATGGTACTACATTAAACAACTGGGCAACTAACGTTGCAGGTGCAGTTGAAGATAATGATCAAGGTCTAGTAAGTAATGACGAATACCTAGGTATTTTTTACCCAAGTTTATTCACAAGCGACAATGCAGGAAATAACGTAGTTGTTCCAGCATCGCATGGTATACTAAGAACTATTGCACTAAGTGACAATGTTTCTTATCCATGGTTTGCACCAGCAGGAACTAGAAGAGGCGGCATTACAAATGCTACTTCCGCAGGTTACATTGATGCAGAAGGTGAATTTAAAACTGTTGCACTTAACGAAGGTCAAAGAGATACATTGTACAGCAGTGCAGTTAATCCGATTACATTCTTAACTGGTTCTGGACTTGTTAACTTTGGTCAAAAGACAAGAGCAAGAAACGCTAGTTCTTTAGATAGAATTAACGTTGCACGTTTAGTAATTTACTTACGTTCACAATTGAACAAACTTGCTAAACCATATATCTTTGAACCTAATGATAAGATCACTAGGGATGAGATTAAACAGCAAGTTGATAGTTTAATGCTAGAACTTGTAGGACAAAGAGCGTTATATGATTTCCTAGTAGTGTGTGATGAATCAAACAACACACCAAATAGAATTGATCGTAACGAGTTATATGTAGATATAGCGATTGAACCAGTAAAAGCAGTAGAATTTATTTACATTCCACTAAGACTTAAAAATACTGGTGAGATAGCGGGCCTATAACATGATAAATAATATTAATAGGAGCAAATAAAATGGCAATTTCATCACTCTCAAGATTAACAGTGCCTTTGGATAGTAACGCGAGTTCTTCCGCTCAAGGTTTGTTAATGCCAAAACTGCAATACCGCTTTAGGGTATCGCTAGAAAACTTTGGTGTAAGTACACCAACTACTGAATTAACCAAACAGGTAGTTGATGTTACAAGACCTAACGTTTCATTCGAACAGATTACACTTGATGTATATAACTCACGTGTGTACCTAGCAGGTAAACACACTTGGGAACCAATTACACTTAACTTACGTGAAGATGTTTCAAACAATGTTCAGAAACTTGTAGGCGAGCAACTACAGAAGCAATTCGACTTCTTCGAACAGTCGAGTGCGGCTTCAGGCGCGGATTACAAATTCGTTACACGTATCGAAATTTTAGATGGTGGTAACGGAGCGAATACGGCAAGTGTGCTAGAGACTTTTGAATTGTACGGTTGTTATCTTGAGAGTGCAAACTACAACTCATTAGCGTATTCAACTAATGATCCTGTAACTGTTGCACTATCTATTAGATACGATAACGCAATTCAAACACCACAAGGTACTGGTATTGGTACTGCTGTAGGCAGAACTGTAAATACTCTAGTTACTGGCGGTGGCGCAAGTTAATTAAAGTTTTAATTAAAAATATTAAAGGCGGCTTTATGTCGCCTTTTTTATTATCTGCGTACTTTTTATATTAGATAAATATTAGTATGGCAGACATATCCAAATTTCTTAACAACTTAGCCAGTGGTGCTCTCAACCCTAAAGGCAATCTTGCAGACTTTCAACATGGCGCAAGATTATATGTTGATGATAATTTTAAATTTGCTCCAAAGCAAAAATTCCTTTATCATGTTGCATTTAATATTAATCCTCAAGCATCAGCAATTATTCCACAGTTAACACAAAAGCATAGTAATACAATTAATATGCTTGTAAAAAGTGTAGACTTGCCTAAGTTTGATATTACTACTGAAGTCAAACACGCATATAATAGAAAACGTGTTTTACAAAAACGTATTGACTATAGTCCATGTAATGTTACATTCCATGATGACAATTATGGATTAACAACAGCGATGTGGGAAGCATACTATAGATATTATTACAAAGATGGTAACTATGCATCAGTTGATCAAGCAGGTAATCCTGAACAAACAGCAACAGCATACAACAGAGGAAACATATACGGAACAGATGCACAAAATAAATTTCGTTATGGTTTTGATAATGACAGTTATAGCCCATTCTTTAACAGTATTATTGTATACCAAATGTCAAGGAAAAGATATACAGCATATACGCTAGTTAATCCGATAATTCAAAGTTGGCAACACGATACTATGGATCAGTCTGTAAGTGATCCTGTACAAAGTACTATGTCAATTCAATTTGAAACAGTTTGGTATTCGCGAGGTCCAGTGTCAAAAGGGTCAGCACCAAAAGGATTTGCAACAGAACATTACGACCAAACTCCAAGTCCACTAACATTGGCTGGTGGAGGAACATCAAGTTTATTCGGTGTTGGAGGAGTTGCGTCTGGTACCGCTGATGTATTTGATGATATTACTAGTGGCAGAGCATTTAGTTCTCCGGGGGCACTATTAGGTACAGTATTAAAAGCAGGTAATATTGCTAAAAATGTCAAGTCTTTAAGTAAAGACGGTTTAAGACAAGAAGGATTTCAAATTTTAAAAGGAGCGTTAGGAGACATAAGTGGTGCACCAGTTGGCGGCGTTGCAAATTCATTGTTTCCAAAGTCAGCAGGCAATGGAGGATTGAACAATGTTGTTACAGCAATCGCAGGAGTAAGTGCAGTTGCTAAAATTGCTTCACTAGCACAAACAACTAGTTTATCAGATGCTAAAGCGGCTCTCGAAGCAAATCCAGATGCATTAGCAGACTTAACAAAGTCAACAACATTTAAAAAGACACACCTAGCAGGAGGAGGCGATCCTAGTGTCAATGCTATTAATAATGCATGGGAAACTACTAGTGCCTCATTTAAGACTGCTCAGAATAATGAAACGTTAAATAACTTAGGAAACATAATTAAAGGTGCATAATGGCTAGTAACTTACCAAAGACACAATCAAGAGACAGCGCAAGTGAAGTAAAGCAATTTTATAATCAGTATTTTACTGACTTTATTAATTTTCCTTCAAATGATGTTGACGCAGTAATTGGATTTTTTGAAAATAGAGGATTTAGTAAAACAGGCGCCATTGCAGTTGGAACTGTGCTACTCCAACAAGCAAAGTTAGACGGTATTAAAGTTTTTGAATTATTAGATACATTAAAGCAAACTGATCAAGTACAATTAAGCAGTGTAGTTACAGAAGTATTAAACTACAATAGAGAAAAAATTTCTACACTAGGTTATAAAGTTGATAATACTTCAAATAGAATCGAAGCACGAAATATAGAGGTGTAGCATGGCTAAATTTGCCCAAGGGCGATATAACCTCAAAAATCCAGACAAATACGTAGGACGCAAAACACCACTATATAGAAGTAGTTGGGAATTTGCTTTTATGAAGTTCTGTGATGAAAATCCCAATGTTGCTAAGTGGGCCAGTGAAGCAGTTAAGATACCTTATCTTAATCCGTTAACAGGTAAACACACAGTTTATGTTCCAGACTTCTTTATTGCATATGCAGATAAGAATGGCAAACAACGTGCAGAAGTAATTGAAGTAAAACCGGATAATCAAACTACACTTGAAAGTGCAGGACGTAATAAGTATAAACAAGCACAAGTAGTACTTAATATGGCTAAATGGGAAGCCGCTAGAGCATGGTGTAGAGATAAAGGACTATTTTTTAGAGTAATTACTGAAAAGGATATGTTCCATCAAGGAACACGTAAAGGCTAAATAATAGTAGCATATAATGGATTTTAAGTTATGAAGAAACTAGAAGAATTGCTTAATTTGCCCGAGTCTAAAGAAATTGTAGACGAAGCAAAATCTGAAGCAAAAGCAGAAGCAAAAACGGCTGTTATTGAACGTGAAGAAACACAGCGTAGTATTGCTGAATTAGATAAGATTAGTTCTGCACTTCCACAAGTTAAAGGCCTAGGAGAAATGGCTGATAAAGAACTTAATGAAGTTGCAGATAAAGCCATGCAAGCATACGAAGATCTAATGGACTTGGGTATGAATGTAGAAAGCCGTTATAGTGGTAGAGTTTTTGAAGTAGCCGGCGGTATGCTTAAAACTAGTTTAGATGCTAAAGTTGCTAAGTTAGATAAGAAACTTAAAATGGTAGAATTGCAACTTAAAAAAGAAAAACAAGATAAAGACGGTGGAAACGACGATGATCTAGTTTCAGGTGAAGGATATGTAGTTGCAGACCGAAATAGTTTACTTGAAAAATTGAAAAACATGGATAAATAACATTGTAATAGGAAACGGATATGAAATTATACAGCGAATATTTAACAGAAGCATACAACAATAAAACTTACGAGTTTAAGATTGGTGTTGCTGGCGACAACGATGGTGTTGCAGATAAACTTGAAATGTGTCTTAAAAAGTTTGGAGTTACAAATATTACTCCAGGCAAAAAAACACCAATTCAAGAACGCCCACTAGATTTTCCACAGTTGCAAAACGAAGAAGTAACTTATTACGAAGCAACTATTACATATCCAACACACGCTGAAGCATTACAAGAGTATCTAGGTTATAATATTGGTAAATCACAATCACACATTATGGTACGCAATATGAATGCTCCACAAGAAGTTTATCAAGAGATTAACGATGCACCATATGAAATAAAACTTACTAAAGAAGATATGGGCGGCGAATCAGCACAAGAAAATGTTGGAAACAACAGAGTTATGGATTTGCTTAAAGAGTTAGAAACTGCTCGTAAAGAACACGAGTACGATCCAACTGCTACTGCAAAGACTATTACATCAGACCAACCAAAAACAGAAATGACTGACGTTAAGTCTAAAAGTCCAATAGGGAGTTAATTATGAGATTAGATGACATTTACAAAAAGATTCAGCAATTGGACGAGGCGATGAATGAAGCCGCTTCTGCTTCGATTAAT